CTCCTATTTTATAAATTAAAAACGGCCCTATTAATATAATCCGCTAACTCAGTTATACCCAAAGAGACGGATCATTTTCTGCACCGACTACCTGTGTCATTGCAGTTGCTCTTACAAGATGGCAGTCATATTCTTGTTGAACGAGAATATAAAGCTGATCATCAAGAAAAGCGCTACCCGTAGACCCATCGCCAGCCTGGTCACTAACTTTGATTTGCATATCGCGCCACATCCCGATCCAAAATTTTGTCCAGTTACCGAAAAGCACCCGCGAGCACGTGCTAGATGTCCCCTTGGTATCGGTCTTTGGGACAAGTGTACTGGTCTTAATCTGATATCCAAGAATATCGGATAGCACTTTATCGCTCATAAGTGGATTCAGGGCCATCACCGGAGCACCATTTGCCTCGGATTGACCGCTATACTGTACAACTCTCTCGCGTTTGAGTCCCCCCTTGACACGCGGGGACATCAGATATCCAAAAGATCCCGGCATTGCCAATTCATTTGCATCGTCTAAATCGTCCTGCATATTAGCGGCATGATCAACCCTAAAACGCCCGCCATTTGTGGATATCAAACCGGCGGTACCGACTGTAGATGTCGTAAATCCGGTGTGATTAAACACTCCCAACGGCTCGCTCTCAGATCCAACGCCCGCCATCAGGCCATGCTGCATCTCTAAAGCCAGGGCCTCGGAAAGACTTTGCCTGATAACCTTATCCGACACTCCTTTAGACTGGTAAATAAGGCGGTTACTTTGCTTGGTATAAGCCGCTACTTTTTTGGGCCTAAAATATACGACTCCGTAGGAGTTTTGCGATACAGTCGGTTTTACGTTTTCTCCGACATGGTAAGCCGTTGTTCTTCCGGTAAGTTTAGGAACAGGTAGTTCCCCGGTCAACCCCTTTAGCACCGTCGCGCCAAGTGCAAAAATTGGCATTTGAGCGATTGCCAGATCAATTATATCAGATGTAACCTCTGGAGGAATAAGATATCCGCCAGCGGAACCATCTCCAGCGGTATTTGCCTTTGTTTTTGCATAGCTTTCTATAATTTCTCGCTCGTATTCTGCACCGCGCCACGGGTCGTTGGAACCTGCGGCATGCGTATTGGCCATTTTGTACTGTGCGGAAATGTAATTCCCAAAAGAAAATGCTTTCTTTGCAAGTTCCTCTTTTAGTCCTGGGACTGAACCAGCCTGCCCCTGCTTAATATCAGCGATAGATTTGTTTATTTTTTCCAGTTCTGTTTGCAGTGATTTAACTTCTACTGTTTGCGATGTTAATTTTTGCTGAACGCAATCCTCGACTTGCTTTTTGTAAATTTCCAATTCGGTTTTAATCTGGTCTATTGTAAGTTCCATAATTGACAACTCCTTGAAATTAAAAGTTTGGTTTTCCTATCTCTAACCTTTTAAAAATAGAAGCAGAATCTGTATTACCGTAAAGAGATTTTTTATTGTCTACCGATGATTGACTTTGCTTTTGCAAAATAATATCGGCGACGTGTTTAATCTCAGAGGATAACTCGACTACCGCCTTCATTATATCCGTTAATTCTTTTACATCTAAAACTACATTTACAGTTACATTATTTTTTTTGTCATCATTATCTGTAGCAATGCCATTGCTATTTTTTTTGACAACTCCCATACGTGTTATTCCGTCATTATTTTTTATCTCATCGGAAAATACATTTAACAAATTCAAATCACCAAAAATATTATATTTTTCAGCGGCTACCATATCATCTATTACAAATGGGAATTTTCCATTTGTTGTTAATGACTTAATTGCGTTTTGCAAAGTGGCCGGATTCGCAGGAATTCCGCACGGCGACCATTCCATTAGATCAATAGATTTATACTCGATACCCCATTCGCTCATACCCCATTCGTCGCGCTTTTCTTTTGTCGGGCGCTCTGCATCCAATGGTGTAAAACCTATCGAGCACGCACGCATAAACCCACTTGATGCCATGCGAAATACTAAATCTGCTAGACCAGTTGTATCTATAGTATTGTCTAAAAATAAACCTAACGCCTGAACATTTTTCTCTACTTTATTTGTCCATACCTTAAGAGAATTTCCGATGGGAGGTTCTTTATAATTATGTGAAAATTGTATAACTGGGTTACGCATATAGTTATCAAATTTAACGCCTTCGCACCTTACGATATCTGAGAAACGGTCAGTTGTCTCATTTGTTATAATATAAGGCAAAATCCTTTTTTCGTAACCGTTTGAATACTTTATCCCAATATCGTCACACATAGAACGACATTCCGACTCTGTAAATGTAGCGGCGGTAGGTTTTTTAAGAGAAAACTCTTTGACTTGTTGACATTTTATTTTTTTATCTATAAGTTCCGCCTCGCTGCTTACTCCAAAACTATCCAACATTTTTTTTAATTCCATTTTTTTCTCCTTGGTATCAACATATAAATAATCCATAATGCAATAAAATTTCTGTACGTTTTTTATCCACAGCTCTTACAGGCTCCTCTATCATCCTATGTATGGCCACCACAGGCACGGCGCACGCTACGGAGGTTTTTAGGGCCATATCCGGCGTCGTGGGTGGCAATGGCAATGGCAATGTGGCCGCTTCCTTGATAATTTGTTTAGCAAATGGTTTTACATAATTTTTTTTAGAATATTTAGAATAGTCCATATCATTCGTCCCCTAAATCAGGAATAACGGCAATGGCAACACATCGGCAATTTATTATTTCGCCTGCCGACCCATTTGGATCTAATGGATGGAGTAAATTATCATCACCAATCTTAAAATAATCTCCTATTTTAACTATTTCCCCATCAGCCGCCGCGTGTGTATCCCTTACTCTATCGTCATGACTTGTAACCCACTCCTGGCTCTCTACCCCCTCAGTTTTAAACGCATCGTAGCGCGTCTCACTCGTGATTATCCCGATCTCTGTTATGGCGATAGTTTCCGCTTGTGACGCTCTCATATCCATGGTATCACGCACGGCTAATTTTATAGCTTTTGCAGCCTCTAGAACAGTCCCTCCCTCAGCCCTAACCGTGGAAATTGTGTCGTTTATTTTTTCTCCGACTAATTTCATAGTGGTTGTATTTACAGACTCAATACTCACTTTACGTGCGTCAGTAAATTTAGATATTAGCGGATCTGTTACTCCCCATCTTATCGTATCGATTTCAGATTTTATTTTTAGACCAGCACGTTTAATTTGATCTCTGTAAATAGGCCTTAGCAATTTAAACAGTGCATTATTTTCTTCGGATATCGACAAAAGTACATCGCCTAAATTAAGCCCAGTAAAATCTATAGTTTTTGACACGATGGACTTATACTGTGATAACCAAATATCTATTTTGTCAAGTATCGCATTTCTCTGAGAAATAAAAAATCTATCTATCGCAGAACGAAATGTTTTCTCTCCAGGTTTCAATGTTTTTGTTATGTACTCTAGACTAAAATTTTCACGATCAAATTTTTTCATCGATTTTGACACAATCGATTTCTTTTGATCAACAGCGCTGGATTTTCCAGAATCACCGGATGCATCACTAGGCATACTATAGTAACTATTTGGAGTTGTTGGCTCAGTATTTAGCCATGGATAATCAATTTTATCCTGATCGGTTACTGGTATCCCATTTAACTGCATGGCGTAAAATGCCGGGACTCTCATATCGCGAACCATCTGAGCAGCGGAAGCTATCTTATCCTTGTAACTTACCTGCAATGATTCTATTCCCGATATATCAAAAGCGCATTCTATTGTTTCGTCTAAATAATAAATCCATTGCGAATTTATAGCCTCTAAAATTCTATTTCCTATCGGAAGATACGTGTCCTGCCACAACATTTTTCTCCCCTCAACAATTGTGGCGTAGTTTACATTTTCGTACATTCCAAGAGCTATTTTGTTTAACCCAAAACAAGCGATTATTCTTTCTACCGAATCATTTTTCATATCAGAAAATTGCATATCCTCTTGAGATAATGCAATCCTCTGAAAAGTCATCCCTTTACTAAGTACGGCTGTTTTCCTAGAATTTTTAGAACCAGAAAACTCTTCAGCCCAACTCTGCATTACATCTTTTCTCTGGTCTGAACTTAGCATTGCCTCACTCGACAATATACCACTTGGCGTTGCGTCGTTATCTAAAATTTTAGTATTGTAAAGATCGCTCTTTACGTCCTGCAATAATGCTAAAAGCGATGGAGTGTATTTAGATAATCCTGACAACCAGTCATAAGGGTTGACAAAGTATATACGTATCAAATCATTTTTGTAATATATCTCTTTTTCTTGCCCGCTAGATGTGTAATCTAATTCCCAGCCCTTCAGTTGACTCCAGGAATCGGATGTCTTAATAGGAATAAGCCTATTGCCTGGTATTGGCAATAGAACATCGGGTATACTTTGCGACAAATCGCATTTTATAGATTTACCTTTTTTTGTGACCTTCGGTATTATAAAACATTGACCGCCGGTTCCTGAATTTTTACCAGCCAGTAATAAATTGAGAACGATATGCTCGATAAAAGTTGTCCTCGTCATAATTGGATTAGGGCGATTTATTAACCGGATAACACCATATTTATCGTCAACTTTTTCTTTAGTATCAATTTTTCTTAAAATTATTGGTAAATTTGACACATTGCGGGAAATTACGCTAGCACATGCGTGTATCCAGGCATGGTAGGAATACGGTTGTGATTCGATCTGTGAGCTAGTAACCTCACCAATACTCCCACCTGATGATGTGGAGAAAAATAAGGGATCTAGATTTAGAGATTTTTTTTCCCCAATTGGCCGTCCCCTGTGATCTAGCAATGATATCATTGGCATTATGGTATACTCCAACGCAATCCATCTACCGCTACAGTATCTATAATGATAATATCGGTAGATGTGTAGTATTTTGCCCTGAGTTTTTCTCCCGCGATAACGATAGCAGTATCTCTTTCACCCCTTTTTTGCAAAGTAGAGATAATACCATCCATACCGTAAATATATATAGCGGAATTAACATTGGACTGAAATATTATTTTTGCCATATTATTATTTACAATGCTGACTGGATTTTCTGTAACATTTTTGCATGTTATCATAAAAAATATTGACAATAATATTATTTTCAACATCACTTATTCCCCTTTTTAAATTGGCTCATTGTCATAAATAAGGATTCTCCCATTAATTTTTCCGCAACTTGACCCCAAATTGCATAGGTAAACGCATCCCAATAATCGGGCGATCTTCCTAATCTTTTTTTTAAATCATCCTTGCTTTCAACCTGGATAGTTTTTTCGTTTGGGGTAAAATACCATATCGATGCTGCATCAGTTTTTAATTTGTAATCTGTAAAATTCCCAATCTCGCCGATTTTCATTTTTTGGGCGGCCACCCAATACGAGTACGATTTCCAGTTTTTAAATTTCAGCGACGTATCAAACGTCAGATCCTCTAGTGTGTAGTTGAATCCAGGAGACGCACAAATCTCTTTAGTAGCCCCTCCTACCATTGGGATAACGTTTATTACCTCTCTGGTTAGATTGTCAACAACTCCACCCCCAACGCCAACGGAATCGACTGTAACGCATCCAGCGTTTATTCTAAATTCTTTCATTTTTTTCTTGACAAGATCGGATACTACATCAATTCTTGTTTTAGGATGCTCCTCGATATCTATTATGTTTCCTCCCTCCATTGTTAATAGTACCGTTGGATCAGACCCTTCTCGCCCTACATCAACGCCTAAGTATCGATTTTTATTATCTGATAATTTACGGGCTGCACACGAGTCAATAACCCCCCACGACACTAATTGGTGCAGCGAATCTACCGCATCCCATGACCCCTCTACAAAAACATCGTAAATTTCTTTGGGCAATTCCTTCAAAGAATCGCTATACGATTTGGGTATGTATGGGTTATCAGTGATCTTAGATTGCAGATAAAAATATGGAGCTTCTATCTTTTTTGTAATGTATGGTGTGTAAAATTTGTCCTTAACCCATCCCTGATCTGGGTTGCTTGATAGAATTATTTTTGATGGGCATGGTATCTCCCAATTTTTGTCTATCCATGTCCCGCACCTTTCGACGCATTTATAATACGTTTTTGACGATAACTCACTAGCCTCCTCTAGGGCAATAGTATTAACCTCGAGCCCACGGAACCTATTTTGATCTGGATCTTCCTGAATTTGTTCACCAAGAAAAATTATCTCACTATTATTCGTAAATTTTGCTACCATATCCAGCCTATTAAAACTTTTCAGAAATTTTTGTGGGCAAATCTTATCGAATGTCGGTATAGTATTACGTTTAATAGTTGGTATGTCTTTCCTGATTATAGCATGTCTAGATTTTGGCCACATTTTACACAATAATATTAGTATTGATATTAGCACATACGTCTTACCACCCCTGATTGCCCCCCCATAAAATAGTCGAGAATACGATTCGGTAAAAAAAGCATCGATGAATTGAGCCTGCTTGTCGAACGGCTCGAAAAGTATCCCATTTTGCATTAAAAAGATACCTCTTGATCGCCTATTTTAAAGATTTGTATCTTTGTAATGTTACTATCTTCGGAGGAATCTTTTACCCTTCCGTCAATTCTATCTAAAACCATCTTCAGCGCCCATTCTTCGCCTTTGAGTGCCGCCCTATCAATACGCGCCATGTACATGTGAGCGCGTGTTATCTTCTCGTCAACCAAGTCCGGATACTCGGCGCGGATGTGTGCTTCCGCTTGCGCTGGTGTTTTGCACCCCATCATTTTGCGGAGGATTGTGGAAAGGTGTGGCCCTTTTGGGCCTCCGCTTGTTGGAGGTGGGTTGTCTTTTCCCCAAGCAGGACGCAGATTTTTTGTTCCCGGCCATTTCTTGGCTATTTCTGGATCGGTATTTTCAGGTGTCATTTTTCACCACGCTTTTACCAGTTGCAGTTTCAAATCTATCAAGGATTACGGCGCAATATCCGGGATCAATTTCTATTGATCGGTTTTTTCTACCTGTTTGTTCTGCGGCGATTATCGACGTTCCACTGCCCCCGAAAGCGTCAAATGTTATGTCTCCCGGATCGCTATTGTTTTTTATGGCGTTTACGATAAGCTCAACCGGTTTCATTGTTGGGTGCACGTCGCACTTGCGCGGTTTATCAATCTCCCACACTGAGGTTTTGTGCTCTCCGTTCATGGGGCGCTTGTGGCGTTTTAACCACGTTAGTAAAATGGGCTCGTGTTGATAATCATAATCAAGGCGGCCCATAGAAAAAGTCGGCGCGTTTTTTTTCCAAATCAAAACATGGCGCGGAAGTAAACCGGCCTCTTTCATCATCATCATCATCATCATGCCGAGCTCCCCACCCTGTGGGGCGGTAACGAAAACAGTACAATCGTCGGCCATTACCAGCTCGCGCACGTTAAGGAATGCTGGGAGTAATATTTTTTTTAATTCTTCGGGTGTTTTTTCGTCAGCCTCGATGTTCTCTGAACACCGTTCAGCCTTCTGGAAATTGTTTAGCATAGCATTTTTTGAACCGATAGAAACACCGTAAGGGGGATCGGTAAAAACCAAAGACGCTTTTTCTCCACGCATTACCGCGTTTACATCACCACCGCTCGTTGAATCTCCGCACAAAAGGCGGTGTTCTCCGAGTTGCCATAATTGACCATATTCGACACCGTATTTTTTTACTAACTCTTCACGCTGCTCGATTTTTGGATCTGCGTCTATGCTGGTTGCTGGCGAATCAAATATTTTCAAATCCTCATCCGCGAAACCCCAATCTTTCAGGTCTGCCATGTCGAATTCATTCGCGAGAATATCGAAGTCGAATTCTCCCACATTTTTATTCAGGCGAATGTTTAATTCCCGCTCTCGCTTTTCGTCAAGATCGACATTGACACAAGGAAACTCAGACCAGCCAAGCTCCTGTGCGGCTCTGATCCGCTGATTCCCGCCGACGATGATATTTTCCCGGCCGTGATGCTGGTTGACTACTGCTGGTTCTACCGCCCCAAACCCGGTCAAACTTTTTTTCAACTGCTCGAAGTCCAAGTCCGATATGTATCGCGGGTTATAGTCTGGATGTAGTAGATCCGCTATTTTTATCTGCACGATTTCCAAGTTACGCTCCGATTTTGTTAGGACCATTAATATATATAATATAATATTTTTGTCAAAAAACATTGGGTAAAATTCCCCCAAACCCCCGCTCCTATTGTAAAGCATTGATTTTGTGGTATTTATCGCCTTTTTTGTATGCGCTGTGATCTTATCGGATGCTGCATACTGACTGCTAAGTCAAGCGCTTGTGGGCGCGTCAAATTGCGGCCTGTTACTCAGCCGCCCGCGATTTGTCAGGCTGTCAATTCCTGTTTTACCACAAGATCCCCATGCCATAATATAATACACCCTAAAATAAAAAGGACAAAAACTTTCAACCAACGTTACAGAAAAGGGCGATATTACCGACATCCGCCACTATGCAGCTTAGCGTGTTCAAGACGCCCGAAATGCTCACCACAATTGACACACTGATACTGAATCGTGTCGGGGATTTCGTCCCCGTCGTTGTTGTTGGCTGTGGGCGCAGAAGTGCCGGAGATAAAACCGCCACACGTAGCGCACTTGGAATACGACACTAAAACAGTTCTAACCGTAACGACACAAGAGCATTTTTGCATAGCGCTGTTATGCGAAGGTTTTTGAACCTCCTTAATGTAAGAGCGAATAACTCGTTCTGCTTCAAAATCTTTTTCAACTCGACAACTCTTTCGAAGTTGCAACATAGCTTCGTTTATATCCATTCGCGCCTCCAATTCAAAAAGAAAAAATTCTTTCGCACAACGTTAAGGATTTAATCTGCAATCACCCCAGCCAATTTCCTCCCACCTTCCCACCGGCCCATTGCAGATTAAATTTAGTTGAACGAAGCCGGTGAATTAAGGGCCGAATGTCTCGCTATTATAGAATATGGGGATTGCTTTTTGCGTCACCAGGGGTCATGTGAGTGGAGCGGTTGCTTTGACCGATACTCCGGCGGTTCTTCTCACATAATTTTTTTAGCAAATCGATTTCGATATTAAGCCTCGAAAATGATCCCGCCCACATATCGTTTTTTTCTCCTGTTCCCATTAACTCAAAAATTTTTTTCCTTTTACTGAGTAGATATATAAGGGTATCTTTAACAATTTTTTCCATTTTTATTCCACACTTTCATCACCATTACAAAATTTACACTCTTCTGGATTGCATTCTAACATTTGGTGCTTCATCCCATCATATAGCAAACGGTATTCATCTCCTGTTACCGTAAAAGATAATTTTTTCAGATAGCATTTTTCGACAACATTAAATCCCAATTTTCCCGTTTGTATGGATGTGTCATAGTTTGCTACGGCCATTATATTGATGGCGTGCCAATCCGTCGAACATGTTTTGACTTCCATTTAAATAGCCTCCCACTTTGTACAGTTGACATTTATATAATCGTATGTCCAGTTTTCTACTCCTACTAAACAGTCGCGATACCTCCAATTTTGATAATTATCACTATCTGAATATATTATAGTATTTTTACATGTGTAACATGTTTTTAAAATTGGATGTTTCCAGCATTTGCAAACTGTTTCGTGGTGTATAGCGGAACTCTTTTTTATAAACGCCTTACCACACTCACATTTATATTTTGTTATCTGTATTTTTTCAATCATTGTAATATCTTTGGGTATTTATAATAAACCATATACCTGTCGTCGATTTTATTAATTTTAATTTGTTTACTTATTTTAATAATATGGTAATTTTGTTTATCCTTTAATTCGTGCGGATATGGAATTATCCTACCTGCCGATAACTCCTCCTTGTAAATCAATTTTTTAGGAGTAGTTGTTTCGTCATCATAAGTCTGAATATATTTTGTGCCCACTTTTATAAATATCTCCTTTTTTTTCTGTGCATTCTCGGAGTATTATATTCATTGCCTGGATTGCATTCCACACTACATATATTTTTCCATTCCAGGATTGGTGTAATTTTATTTGTGGAGATGTAAGTTTTGATTTCTCGCTTGATTTAACTTCAAACAGGAAATTTTTTCCGCATCTCCCGGCTATAAAATCCATTGCTCCACCGCCTATGCTTGAGGTATCTAAAATAGAGCACCCTATACCAGCGCACGCCTTAGCAATATCGTTTTGATTCAAATCTTTTTTGCCGTACTTCTTCATTTTTCCTCACAGATATTTTTTGGACGTGTGACGCATTATGAAGT